GCACTCCACCCGAAGACATCGACTTGCTGGAGGCTTGGTACAATTCCGGGGACACCTATTTGCGGAAGGACATCATTACTTTGCTGAACAACTGGGGTGGCGAGATAGACCGTGCGAGGACCAAGGTTCACCCCACACCACAGGCAAGCCTGTTCCCACAGAAACCTCAACCTGCCATAGCGGACTACCTATGAGCACCTCCGCCTACTTTGCGCCCAAGGAGGAGCTTGGCGTTCTGGGAGCGTGCCTCTGGGGGAATGCGGATACCGCTACGGAGGCTGTGGCTTTGGTCAGGCCAGACATGTTCATCGATGAGGATCTGAAGCTGACATTGGAGCTGGTGGAGACACTGGCGCGGGAGAACAAGGCAGCCTCAATAGAGAACCTGAACCGTCAGTGGAAGAAAGCCTACGGCAACCTGTCTGCGCCTGTCCTCCGCTGGAACGAGGCAATGGAAGCATGCCCTAGCGCAGCCAACCTGTCCTACCATGCCGAAGGAGTACGGGAAGCCCACCAGAGGCGTAAGCTAAGGGATCTAGCCACCCAGATCATGGCAGACTCAGCCAACCCAACGGTGAGCTTGGACGTGGCAATGCAGCATCTGGAGGCAGGCATGGTACTCGGGGAGACTGCCACCGTAGAGGCATCCAACGCCAAGCAGGCCGTGGTCAGTTTCCTCGATGAAATGCAGGATAGGTGGCAGCGTAAGGGTGAGCTGTCTGGTGTACCCACTGGCCTGCCTAAGTTGGATGACATGCTGGATGGCCTGCAATTCGGTGAGCTTACCCTAGTGGCCGCTAGGCCCTCCATCGGCAAGACGGCTCTGGGCACATCCATCGCAGCCGTGGCAGCCATTGAGCACAAGGTGCCCACCCTGTTTGTCTCCTGTGAAATGTCGACCAATGCCATCACCAGACGCCTGATCTCCTGCATCTCGGAGGTACCCATGCAGCATATCAAGACCGGTCAGCTTTCCGAGAGGGATATGTCACGCCTAGCCTCCGCACAGGTGCGCCTCAAGGACGCTCCGCTCCACATCCTAGACCTCTCCTCGGGCGCTAAGGTAGGCACCATCACGGCAGCAATCCGAAGGCATGTCAGAAAGCACAACGTCAAGCTGGTGATCGTGGACTACCTCCAGAAGGTTGGATGTTCCGGTAAGTATGAGAAGCGCACCTACGAGGTGGCAGAGGTCAGTGGTACCCTCAAGGCTTGTGCAGCCTCTACAAAGGTGGCTATGCTGGCCCTCGCACAGCTCAACCGGGAATCCGAGAAGGAGAAAGGACGTAAGCCAAGACTGAGCGACCTAGCAGACTCTGGGCAGATAGAACGAGATGCCGACACCGTGCTGCTATTGGATCGCAACCGCACAGAATCCAAGGGAGAGGCCACTATTGCCATTGCCAAGCAACGGGACGGGGAATGCGGGGTGATCACATGCTACTACCAAGGACAATTTTGCCGCTTTGAGCCTGCCTTATTGCAGGACCTGTAAGTAACAAAAACCAATAACATATGATAACCGTAAGCATCAACACAGCTAAGATCGACAAGAGCCAACTCTTCGAGGGTAAGACCGGAAAGTTCCTCGATATCGCCCTCATGGAGTCCAAGAGCGGCAAGGACAAGTACGGCAACGATGGGTTTGTCACCCAGAGCATCTCCAAGGAAGCCAGAGCCAAGGGTGAGCGTGGACCTATCATTGGTAGCTGGAAGCGCCTAGAGCACACCCCTCGCAGCCATGGCCACCCCACCGGCCTAGCCACCAAGTCAGACGACAACCTGTTCTGATACCCTAGAAGCCTCTAGGAGGTACGTTGCGCTGTCCCGATACCAAACAGATGGTAAAACGCCTCCTAGGGGCTATTCCGCTCCAGCAAAGGGCATTCCATGGAAGACCTAGACTACGCACTAAGGATGATACCGCCGAGTCATAGGCAGTGGATACTCAGGAGCCTTAGGTCAGGTTCAGCCTCCCCGGAGCAGGTAGTCTCTAGGTTCACCACCTCCAAGCAGGACCCAGCCTGCCAGCCCATGCTACGCGGACTCCTAGCGGCCAAGCACGCCACCCGGCACTATCTGGACCTGAGACTCAAAGCGATTGACCAACTTTAGCGTTAACGATACAAGGAAACACAGTGGAAGAGCCTTCAATTCACATAACAGCCTATTGCTACGGGGATCTCAAGTCCTCGGTGCTCACCAGTTGGGTGGACCTAGCCGCCAAGCTCACCAGTGAGAAGACCAAGGCAGAGCTTAGGATCATCAGAGAAGATGCCCTCATCAGCCGCTCCAGATGCCGCGCCACTCAGTTCTTCCTACAGAGCACCTCCGACGTCTGGATCCAGCTAGACCATGACATCCAGTTCGACATCAACGACGTCCTGCGTGCCGCACGCCTAGCGCATAGCCTCCAAGCGGCTGTCCAGATACCCTATAGCTGCCGTTCCCTGCCACCTAGGCCAGCCCACCGCCCCAAGCCAGAGGCTCAACCCCTAGAGGATAACCCGGACCTGACCCCGGTGCTGTTCTTCGCCTCGGGTTGCGTTGCCATCAGTAGGGCTGCCATAGAGCGTACCATAGGCATTCTGGAGGAGCCTACAGCCCCGGAGCCGTTCCGCGTCCAATGGTGTGACGATGACATGGTAGGCCGGTTCCCAACGCTCTGGATGCCATTCGTGATGGAGTGCGCCAAGGGCAAGGAATACCTGTCAGAAGACTACGCCGCCTCAGCCAGACTATCCCTGTGTGATGTCCCTCAGTACGTCATGCAGCCCAAGGTGCCATTGGTTCACTGGGGAGACTTCAATTACAAGCTGCCTAATGCCTGAGAAGGACAAGAACCTCGGCAAGGATGTCTCCCTAGCCAAGATAGCCAAGGAGCTAGGCACCCACCGCAATCGCATCACTTGGGCGCTCAAGGATGACCCCAGAGTGCCTGAGGAGGAACGCCAGCGCATCAAGGAGCACGTCGCCAAGGCAGGCTATGTGGAGCGCCACCACCCCGATCAGCATCACAATACCAAGCTCAACCAAGAGAGGGCTGACGCTATCGTGGACGGTATCTTCCAGAACAAGCCGCTGGCAGTCATAGCCGCCGAGACGCAACTCACTGAGCACACGGCGTTTAAGCTGATCAGGGGCGTTAAGGTGCCCAAGGATTACCCAGAGACTGAGGATGGCTGGCGCAACGATGTCATCAGCTTCATGGAGATCGCCATCTGGAAGGGCACCAAACGACTAGCAGAGACTGGGATGGATGAGATTGATTCGAGGACCGTGCCGTTATCGGTAGCCATCCTCACCGACAAGTTAAGCATTACAAAGGGTCAACCCACCTCAATTCAGGCCCATTTATCGTTAACTGCTAACCATCGTGACCTGATGAAAGAGCTGGGATCCAAGCACACTGTAGAGGTCGAAACCAACGCTGAGGTCATCCCAGACGGTGCCTGAAGTGCCTACACAATAAGTATTATATTTAATTGGCCACCAACATCAGCCACCAGCATGCCTAGCATAAGCCAGCTTTATCGTACCGAGTGCGAAACGGAACGGCAGGCAGGGGGGGAGGGGGTTGGCGAATCGGCTGGCGGCAAAACGGTGACGCATTCCTTGAAAGAAAAAATATCCCCAATTTCTTCCAAACGCCCTCCCCGCAACTGCCTGATCTGCCGCAAGCCATTCCAGCCTGACCGAGAGGTGGCCCGGTTCTGCTCCGAGAAGCACCAGATAGAGTGGCAAAACAGCCAGCCTGAGCATCCGGTCATCCCCAAGGTCAGCGCACAGCACCCCCGTGCCTTGGAATTGCGGGACCAGCGCACCCAGTTGTGTCTCTTGGAGAAGGCCGACCCCTATACTTATGGCTTCGTGCCTGACCACTGGGAGCTGGCAAACCGGGTGTGGACTGAATGCTCTGAGCTACTGATCTCTGGCGGTAACCGCGCTGGTAAAACCCTATGGGCGGCTAGGCGGGTGGTGGAGACGCTACTCTCCAAGGAGAACTGCAACGTCCTGTGCTGCCACACCAGCAACGCAACCTCGGTGACCGTGCAGCAGCCTGCGATCTACCACTACCTGCCGGTCTCACTCAGGGCCACCAAGAAGGGCAAGATCCACTACCTGAACTACAGCAGGAAGAACGGCTTCACCGACGGCAGCTTCATCCTCCCAAACGGCTCTCGGTGTGACTTCCTGAACTACACGCAGTCTGAGAATACCATCGAGGGTCGGGAGGCGGACTTGATCTGGTGCGACGAGTTGGTGCCGCAGAGCTGGGTGGACACGTTGAGGTATCGGTTGGTTACACGCCGGGGTAAGTTGCTGGTGACTCAGACGCCGCTGGAGGGGGTTGCATCAGTATACAAGGAATTTGTAGCTGGCGGTGTGATCACCGAGTGGGCTAATGGCCAGATGCTGGCGGGGAAGCAGGCGTTACCGACGTGGCCGGTGGGGAAGGCTCCTCGGGTGATGCGGCTGGAGAAGTGCAATCGGAGCACTGTGTTCTTCTTCAGTGAGGACAACCCGTACAACCCGTGGGACGAGATGAAGTCCAAGCTGGTGGGTGCGCCTACGGGGCAGGTGCTGACCAGAGCCTATGGGTGGGCCAGTGACAACATCGGCAAAGCGTTTGCGCGGTTCAGGGCTGACTCCCACTGCATCAAGCGGGATGCAATACCTCCGGGGGGTACATTGTACATGATCGTGGACCCTGCTGGCGCTAGGAATTGGTTTGCCTTGTGGTTGGTCTGCTACGAGGACGGGCGGCGGGTTGTGGTGCGCGAGTTCCCTGATTTCGGTGGTTTCGGTGAGTGGGTGCTGCCATCGGAGAAGGCGGACGGTAAGGCCGGTCCAGCGCAGACTCTGGAGGCGGGAAGAAGCGTCTCAGAATATCGGCAACTGTTTCGGCAAATTGAGGAGGAGCTGGGATATGGCGAGCCGGTGATGCGTTTGATCGACCCTCGGGCCGGTGGTAGTCCTGCATTGAGCGATCAGGGTGGCACTACCTTGGTGGACCTTCTAGCTGAACCCAGCGACCACGATGATGGTATGGCGTTTGTACCGGCTCCGGCGGTGCCAGTGGATCAGCGGACTGCGGCTATCAACAGTGATCTTAGCTTCGACACCACACAGCCGATTGGCCCACTGAACCAGCCCAAGCTCTACATCGTCGAGGACCTGCACAACCTGATCTACTGCCTCTCGGAGCACACCGGGCGGGATGGCCAGAAAGGTGCCTCCAAGGACCCGATTGACTGCTTGGGGATGTTGCTGACCAGCAAGGTGGATTTCATCGGGGAGGGTGGACTCAACAGCATTGGCGGCGGGGGATATTAGTGGACAGCGAGATTGCTTTTTAGCGCAAACAAACCAATAGCGACGCAAATGGAATACGAGACGACGTACAAGAACAGTGGCGACATCATGGCCCATGTGGGGTCCGAGCCCAATGTGACGGCACTGAATGATGAGCTGCGGCGTGCGGCCACGGACTACGGGATCGGGTCTCGGGTCAACATGGTGGAGAACACCCGCTACTGCCGCTGGGAAGGCCAGACTGATGACGGCAAGAAGTGGAGCGAGAAGCAGACTCATGGCAAGCAGGCGTTCCCTTGGGATGGGGCGAGCGATACTCGGATTCCGCTGGCTGACGAGGTGGTCAATGGACTTGTGGATGTGTGTTCCACGGCTTTCTGGCGTTCGATGATCCGGGTCAGCCCCCAGAACGTGAAGGGGATCGATGCCGCGGTGACGGCTCATAGCCTGATGGACTGGGCCATGAACAACCGGATGTACAACGACATGACCCGGGAGGTGGAACTGCTCAGTCAGTACCTGTGGACCTACGGTTGGGCTGGTGCGCACATCTCGTGGCAGCAGGAGATCGGACAGAAGGAGCAGTATGTCACTGTGGAACAGCTCATGGCCATTGCGGCTGAGAGTCCTCAGGGAAGCGTGCTTGCGGATCTTCCGAATCTGTTGGCCAACCCGGATGCCACGGACCAGTTGGCGGAGCTGCTCATGGCGGCTTTCCCGAATCTCAAGAAGCGCAAGGCGTTGGAGTGCGTGAAGGATCTGCGTGAGGAGGGTGAGTGCGACTTTCCGGTGCCTACGATGGTGAAGAATGCGCCCAGTGTTGCTGCTCTTGCGCCCTATGATGAGCTGGCCTTCCCTCCTGAGACGACCGACATCCAGAGTGCGCGTGTGGTGTTCCGTAGGTGCTACATGACCGAGGTGGAAGTGATGCAGCATGTGGAGACGGACGAGTGGGACGAGGAGTGGGCCAAGCAGGCGATTGCGACCCGTGGGCGTTTTAGCAACTTCAGTGACTACACCTACACGCTGGGCCTGACCAACAACGCCCTACTGGACCGCGAGAACCTGATTGAGGTGGTGTACGCCTACCAGAAGTCGCTCGATGAGGACGGTGTTCCCGGCGTGTACTGCACGGTGTTCTGCCCTCAGGTGGGTGATTCTTGGGGCAAGTTTGAGCTGCTGGACTACGAGCATGGCCAATATCCGTTTGTGGTGTGGCGGTCTGAGATCATCCACCGTAAGATCATCGAGAGCCGTGGTGTCCCTGAGGTCTGCATGACGTGGCAGAATGAGATCAAGGCGCAGCGGGACAGCATCTTCGACTACACGAGCCTCAACACGATTCCGCCGATTCAGGTTCCAAAAACGAGGGGTGGAAATCTGCGTCTTGGTCCTGCGGTTCAGATCCCGGTGCTCAGACCCGGTGAGATTTCGTTCATGCAGCCGCCAGCGAGGGAGCCAAGTGTGGCCTTCAACCTGATTGCCGCCATCGAGACGCAGGTGGATCGGTACTTTGGTCGCCCCACCGAGAAGGTGCCTCCTGCGATTACCCAGATGCGGCAACAGCGCGTGGTGAATAACTGGCTTCATGGCTGGACCGAGGCATTCCGGCAGGTGTTGAGCCTGACCCTTCAGTATGTTGGGCCTGAGGAGATCATCCGCATCACAGGCAGCACGGTTCCGTTGTCGACCAACGTGCAGGATTTCGATGTTTCACTGAAGTTCGACGTGCGCGAGCTGCAATCCGATCTGGTGACTGAAAAACTCAAGGCGTTGTCGACCTTGGTGCTGCCGCTGGACTCGGCTGGCGTGTTGGATCGGACAAAACTGGTTGGCTTGGCGCTGCGTGCGATTGATCCGACGTTGGCTTCCGAGCTGATCATGCCTGCCGGACCTGCGGCACAGAAGATGTTCGATGAGACCAACGATGAGATCGGCCTGATGAGCCTCGGCAACCCGCCAAAACTGCGCGAAAACGACCCGGCAGCTCAAGCAAGGCTGAACTTTGCCCAGCAGATCCTCGGTGCGAACCCGAAATACCAGCAGCAAGCCCAGCAGGATCCGTTGTTCCAAGCCAACCTCCAGAAGTACGTCGAAAACCTGCAATTCAGCGTTCAACAGCAGCAAAACGCCGTCACCGGACGCCTCGGAGTACAGCCCACATGAAGATCCCACCGGAGAAGATAGAGCAGGCAATGGTGTCTGCCATGGAACACGAGCCTTTGGTACAGGCTTTGAAGCAGGTTCTTGCCGATTTTGTTGCTGATGAGTCCAGAGCCGCACTCCTACCGGATCTCAATGCCGAGGCTAGGGCCTACAACTGCGGCAGGGCGGCTGCGATCACAGATTTCCGCTCTCTACTGGTGGAATTGGGGCTGAAACTAGATTCCTCCGGGGAACTTTCCCATTGACTAACGTTAAAGCAGGCCCCATGAGGCTTTTAGTTTTCTGGGTTTAACGTTAAACCCTGTGCAGCACTGCCCGACTTGCAGGGCCTAAAACGCATGGAAGCAACAACCCAAGGGGAAGCGACACCCCAAACCAACACGGCACCCACAGCGAGGCTCAATCCCCTCAACTTCGACGAGGCGGCGTTGGCCAAAATCCTGAAGGAACGGTTCTCTGAGCCTGCCCCCAAGGAAACCAAGGTCGAGGAACTGGAACCAGCAGCCACGAGTGTGGAAGAGCCGGTTGCCGAGGAGTCAGCGTCCGAGACTGCTGAAAACGGGGAGGAGACGCCCGTAGACGAGACCACTGAGCAGGAGACTGTTCAGCAGACTGAGACCGAGGACGACACCTCCGGGGTCCAAAAACGCATCAACAAGCTGGTAGCTCAGAAGAAGGAGGCCGCAGCCAAAGCGGAAGCCCTAGAGCGAGAACTTGCAGAGGCGCAGAGGAAACTGGAGGAGTTGCAGCAGGCCCCACCTGTCGCTCCGGTCGCATTGGACAACCCTTTCGCGGATGTCTGGGATGAATCAAAGCTCAGTGATGAGTGGAGAAAGGCCCGGGATCTGAAGCGGTGGTGTGAGGATAATGCGGATGGATGCGAGGTGAACGGGAAAGAGTACTCAGCGGAAGACATCAAGGCCATTCGCCGAAAGGTAGAGGACGCTCTCGATGTTCACATCCCGACGAGGCACCAGTTCCTGAGCACCTACAAGCAGGTCAAGCCGGTTGCTGAAACGACGTACCCTTGGTGGAAAGACCGATCCAGCACGACGTATTCGGAGGCCCAGCAGGTGTTGAGGCAGATGCCACAGCTTGCAGCGTTTCCAGACTACCAGATTGCAATCGGTGATTTCCTAGAGGGACGACGTATGCGAATGGAACGCGAGAAGGGTGCGAAAGTGCCGAAGGCTGCCGTCAAGGTGGCTCCAAAGCAGCCCAGTGCCCCAAAGGCGAGTCCAGCGCGTACAGAGAAGTCCAATGTCGAGGCTCAGGCTGCGAAGCAGAACTTCATGCGTACGGGGTCAGCGGCTGAACTGTCCAAGTTGTTGCAGAAAACACTTCTAAAATAAGGAAAAACCATGCCTCTGCTTGTTTCTACCCCTCAGGTCGGTGTGCGCGAGGATCTCGCTGACTACATCGCTATTGTTGACGCCAAGTCCACCCCGTTTGTTTCGATGGCCCCCAAGGGCAAGGATCTCGGGAACGCCACCTTCTCGTGGCAGGTGGACAACTATGCTGCCCCCACGCTTGCCGGTGTGGTTGACGGTACGGACGTGACGGTTTCCAGCGCCTCCAACCCGGTGCCGAATCGTACCCGCCTCTACAACTACGCGCAGGCGTTCCGCAATGACCTCCGCATCGGTTTCTTTGCCGAGACCCAGAACGTTGCCGGTGTTAGCGACGAGCTTGCCAACGGTATCAGCAAGAAGCTGGTTGAGCTGAAGCGCTCGATGGAGGCCACGTTCACCTGCACCAATCAGGCTGCTCAGGCTGACAACGGAACCAACCCGTACCTCACCGGATCCCTCGGCAACTGGCTGACGGCCACCAACAGCTCGAACATCGGTGCGCTGGCTTCTGGCTCTGCGTTTGCCCCTGCTTCGGGTGCTGTTGATACCACGACCTCGGCAAACTTCGTCGAGGCCACCGCGCAGAACGTGCTGACCGCAATCTATGGTGCGACCGGCGTGTTCCGTGACTATGACTGTCTCCTCGGCACCACCCTGAAGCGTGCCTTCACCAACCTGACCGCTGCCTCTGCCACGCAGGTTGCCAACACCAACAGCATCGCCGCCACTGCGGTCCGCACCTTCAATCAGGAGCTTGGGAACCAGAACTACGTTTCCTCCATTGACCTGTTCGAGGGTGACTTCGGGCGCTTGGTCCTCCACCCGACCACCTTCATCGGTGGCAAGAACAGCTCCGCTCTCTCGGCTCAGGCGTACAAGGGCTATGTCATCCCAATGGACATGGTTGAGATCCGGTATGCCAAGCTGCCTGAGGTGATCACGCTGCCTGACGCTGGTGGTGGTCCTGCCCGCGCTATTCAGGCGATTGCCGGTCTCGTGGTGAAGAACCCGAATGGCTTCGGCATGTTCAACGGCGCGTCCTAATAGGCTGCCACTCTACGGGGGGTCATCGGCTAACCACTGGTGGCCCCCCTTTTACGTTCAACCAACACAACACACACAATGCAATCACTAGGCTCCGACATACTCGTCAACGCGGTAGAAGCACTCCCCGGCGATCTCAAGAAGGCCGTCATCGAAGAGTTCCGCACCGGTATCAGCAAACAGATCGTGGACGCCACCATTGAGCAGAAGCGTATCGCCAAGGACAACAACTCGCACAACTTCAGGTCTATCGAAGGTATCGGCAGTCTGCGGATGAGGATTGACCCAACGCTCTATCACAAGTGGGGCCAGAAGTACGGGTATGACTGCTGGAAGGACAACCAGTTCCTCAACGAGATCGAGCGAGACAACCCTGAGGTGCGTGTGAAATGTGGGGGAACGCGGTTGCAGTTCGGATATGCGCCCACCAACACTCGATTCAGTAAGAAGTACTGAGCCATGGCACAGCAGGTCATCGATGTTGGAGTGGTAGCGAATGACGGGACAGGGGATCCCCTTCGCAATGCCTTCATCAAGTCGAACGACAACTTCACGGACCTCTACAACCTCGTCAGTGCGGCTGGTGCTCCGGTCAATGCGGAGTATCTTGTCAAGTCTGCCAATGGGACGCTGACGCTGGAGCGTGTGGTTGGTAATTCGACCACGGTGGTGGCCAACTGGTCTACTGCTGGTCAGGTTACTTTCGAGAGGGCTGCGCTTACCGGAGACGTCACAGCCACGGCCAACAGTAATGCCACAACGATTGCCAGTGGGGTTGTTAACACGACAAAGCTAGGCGGAGACATTACCACCGCAGGCAAGGCGCTTCTGGACGACGCCACGGCTTCAGCGCAACGGACCACGATGGGTGCCACGACATATGTCCACACGCAGGGCACGTCAGCAAACCCATGGATCATCAATCACAACCTGAACGCATACCCGACTGCGTTTGTATTGGATCCGCTGAACCGTGGTGGATACGTCGAGGTGGAGTATGTCGATGCTAACACCTGCAAGATTCATCTAGCTGGACCTCAGACCGGAACCGCTTACCTCAACTTTTAGGAGATAGAACACATGCCGATCCCATTCCTTAACTCGATCAAGCTGAACAAGAATCAGGTCGAGGACTTCTGCGTCTTCAACTACTCGGGCGACCCAACCCTGTCGTCTGGCGCGGACTTCGGATACCTGTGGCTCAACACATCGGCCACACCGAAGGTGCTCAAGTTCTGGGATGGCACCAACTATCGGACACTGATCGACAGCACCACCATCAGCTCGTCAACCGCTGGCACAGCAAATGATCTGTCTGGTGGCGTAGCTGGAAGCCTTCCGTATCAGCAGGGTGTTGGTGACACCACGTTCCTTGGAATCGGAACCGCAAGCCAAGTTCTTACAGTCAACGGTGGAGCAACCGCGCCTCAGTGGCTTTCTCAGTCCAGCCTCAGCGTTGGATCTGCAACCAACAAGACTGGTGGAAATCTTGGCGACATCCTTGTTCAGAGCGGATCTGGTACAACTGGATTCCTAAACGCTGGAACTGCTGGCCAGGTCATCACATCCAATGGCGCATCTCCTCAGTACGTCAATCAATCAACACTGAGCGTTGGATCTGCCACCACAGCAACAACCGCAACCAATGTCGCAGGAGGAGCCAATGGAAGCATTTTGGTGCAGAGTGGGGCTGGAACAACCGGCCAGTTAGCGATTGGCGCGAGCGGATACATCCTCACCAGCAACGGAACAACTCCCGGCTGGTCTGCCTCGATTCCGAGCACCTCTGTCTCTGGTCTGGCTGCCTCGGCTACTACGGACACGACCAACGCGAGCAACATCAGCAGCGGCACTCTGGGTCTTGCTAGGTTGGCGTTGGCCACTGGTCAGTTCTATGTCGGTGACGGGTCCAACAACCCTGCGGCCACGGCAAAGTCCTCGATTCCTCTGAGCGGTTTCGGTGCTGCTGGTGCGGATGTGGCAATGGGTGGTTTCAAGATCACTGGCCTTGCTGATCCCGCTGCCGCAACAGATGCAGCTACGAGGGGATATGTGGACTCGGTAGCTCAGGGCCTAGACGTCAAGGCGAGCTGCTTGGTGGCGACCACTGCGGACATCACGTTGGCTAGTCCCGGCGCGGTAACGATCGACGGCATCTATTCGGCCACCGACTTCACTGCTGGCACCACGCGCATCTTGGTCAAGGATCAGAGCGCACCTGCGGAGAACGGCATCTACATCTGGCAGGGGCCTTCCTCGGCCATGACCCGTTCTGCGGATGCCAACACATGGGACGAGCTGGTTGGAGCGTTTACCTTCGTTGAGCGTGGTACCGCCAATGCCGACTCTGGCTGGGTGTGTACGGTGAATGCTGGCGGCACTCTTGGCAGCACTGCGGTGACGTGGGTTAAGTTCTCGCAGGCCGGTTCCTACACTGCGGGCAACGGTATCGTCCAGAGCGGCACTAGCTTCAACTTTGCTCAGTCGACTCCTTATACGGCTGGTCGAATCCCGTTTGCCAGTAGCACGACTGCAATGGGGTTCAGCGCGAATCTGCACTGGGACAACACCAACAACCGCCTAGGAATCGGGACGGCGACGCCTGAACAACTGCTTCACCTCTACGGTGCGGCTCCGCGTGCGATAATTGAGAACTCCGCGAACACTGGAATCTATTTCCGCCTCAAGCGCCCAAATAAGGAGTACATCGTCGCGCTCGACATCAACAACAACGGCGGCAACGACTTCACGATCTGGGACAACACCGCTGCGGCATCTAGATTCTCCATCGCCTCCGACGGCGTCTGCACTTGGTCCAACGTTGGTGGGGTGGCTGGCACCGCAATGACCCTGAATGGGACGGGGTTGGGGATCGGAACCGCGACAATTTCCGAGAGGTTGACCGTATCAGGAAACGTACTCGCCACTGATATCGCAGGAACATATCCGAGATTCATCTCTACTGTCGGAGCTAAGTCGTGGGAAATTGGTTATCGCAGCGGCACCACAAACTACGAACTGCGCGAGGATGGAACGACTCGGTTGGTTGTTGCAAATGGCGGCAACGTCGGCATCGGGACCCCGACGCCAATCTCTTACGCAGCCAACGCAAGAGTCCTGCACATTGACGGCGGCGCTAACAGTTCGGAGATCAGGCTGACCAACAATACCACCGGAACGGCCAACACTGACGGCGGACTGCTCACAATGTCTGGTTCCAATCTGTACGTTTGGAACAACGAGAACGCCTCGGTCATCTTTGGCACCAATAACGGAATCAAGGCTACGCTGGATGGATCCGGCAACCTCGGGCTGGGCGTGACGCCGAGTGCGTGGGCGGGATACAAAGCGTTCCAAACTGGTCGCGCTTCGTTCACCAATGACGGAGGTCCAACGACATTTCTGACTCACAACTGGTACTGGTCCGGATCGGCAAACACGTTCATCGCAAACGATTACGCAACGCGATACCTCCAGACTCAAGGAAAGCACTTCTGGTCCACGTCAACAACCTCTGGCACTGCCGGAAATCCAGTTACGTTCACAGACTCCATGGTCCTCGACGCCTCGGGGAATCTGGGGCTGGGCGTGACGCCGAAGGCTTGGGCTGCTGGTTACAGCGTATTCGAGGCTGGTGGAGCATTTGGGCGAGGTGGCCTTGCTGTTCGAGGGCTTAATTCCTCACCATACGCTCAGACGTGGCTCACGATGAATGCGTATCGTGAGACTGATTCCACAAATGACACCGCTGGCTGGAAGACATCAGCGGGATCTACTTCTGCGGCGATTCTCATTGGCGGAAATGATAATAATGTAATCAAGTTCCTCCAATCACCTTGGACTGCTGGAGGAAACGCCATCACATGGACCCCAGCCATGACGCTGTTTTCGGATGGCAACCTTGCTATTGGTACTGCATCGAATAATGGCGGAGTGTGCGTTGAGGATCGCTATATTTTAGTCCGCTCAAACAATGCAAAACAATTTTTGAGGCTTGGCACAGACGGCTCAAACGACATCTATCTTTCTGGAGCCGAATTGCTAGGCATTACTGGCGCTGCTGGTATCAGATTCTCTGCCGGTACCGGTTTGCCGGAACGCCTCCGAATCAAAGCCACTGGTCAGCTTAACTTCACCGGCCTTTCGAGCGATCCGGCTGGGGCGGCGGGGGATGTGGTCTACAACTCAACCAGCAATCGGCTCAAGTATCACAACGGCACGGCGTGGGTGGACAGCGGCACTAGGAAGTACGTTGTTCAGCTCAGTGATGGAAGCGTGACAGTAGTTGGAAATGCCTACACAATCACCCACAACCTAGGCTCTCAAGACGTGACTGTTTCAATCCGCCGCACCACTGACAACGCTGTCGTCCAAGCTGACGTTGTGATGCCTGCCGGTGGGAACACTGTTACGGTCACATTCGCTGCGGCCATCACTGCGGCTCAATTCTACGTCACGGTCATCGGCTAAAGCTCATGGACTTCCTGTCGAATCCAAACCTTAACAACGTTGCGGCACTCGCCACTGCGGCCACCAAGGTGCTGGTTGTGGATGGGGCCAGCAACACGGTCAAAACCAACACGCCTGCCCAGATTGTGGCGGGTATCGACGGGGACAAGGGCGACATCACCGTCAGCGCATCAGGTGCAACGTGGACCATAGACAATGATGTGGTCACCTACGCCAAGATGCAGAATGTCAGCGCCACATCTAGGGTGCTGGGAAGGAAGACGGCGAACTCTGGAGACACCGAGGAATGCACCCTGTCGGAGGTTCTCGACTTCGTAGGTTCAGCAGCTCAGGGCGACATCTTGTATCGAAATGCAACTACTTGGACTCGGCTTGGAGCTGGCACCAGCGGTCAGTACCTGAAGACTCAAGGAACTGGAGCTAATCCGGTTTGGGCCAGTGTCACTGCAGCGTCTGCATACAGGGCTGATTTTACGGTTATTGATTACACCGGATATTCTGGAGGCATTACATCGGCAGTTAATGGTTCAGCATTTCAAGACTCGACTGACTATGTTGTTTATTGCACTGAGTTTAATCCTACTAACTTTGCGCTTGGGTTTTGGTGCGTAAATGCATCAGGGAATAATGCAGGCAATGTCGGGTTTGATCTACAATATACAACTTCTAACCCTCCAACATCTGGGTGGACAACTGTTTCTGGAAGCACGTTAAACGCTAACGGATCAAGTAGTTCTTTTAAGCGAGTTACATCAACAGTTTCAATAGCTGGTTCTCCAACTGCTGTTTTCTGGAGGGTGAGATGGGTAAACACGACTGGATCTGACGCAACATTTTCTATTAAGAATTTCTATTTCAGTCTCTGGAACTAACACACAACAAATGAACATCGAACTAACCAAAGAAGAAGCAAACGCACTGCTCCAACTCATCGACATCGCCATTAAATCTGGTGGCATTTCGGTCGCCAAGGCCGGTGTCGTTCTGTCGGAGAAGATCCTTTCGGAAGCCAGCAAGCAAACGAACCCTCAACCTGAATAAACATGACTACTTGGATTATCGAACAGCTCTGGGTTAAACCCAGCGAAGGCAGCCTTACCGACGTTGTTGTTACCGCCGCTTGGCGTTGTAATGGCACCCAGACCAGTGGAGGCAAACAGTACTACGGCACCTGCTACGGAACCGCCAGCTTCACCGCGCCGGATCCTTCTGACTTTGTCCCGTATCTCAATCTGACTCAGGACGAGGTTCTCGGTTGGGTGTGGGCCAGCGGTGTGGACAAGACCGCCATCGAAGCAAACGTGCAGCAGCAGATCGATTTGGCCATCAACCCGCCGGTTATCACCCCGCCGCTGCCTTGGAATACCGGAAACCAGCCTTGATCCTTCGGGGCTAACCATCAAAACAGACGCGCCATGAACGTAGGAGCCAATCGTCAACTTGCCGGTGAATACGGCGGTGTAGCAAACACTGGGACTGGGGCTGTCACTGGTAACTTTCAACGCATCGAGTGCCTGACCGCCTGCACGTTTTCTGCCGTAAGCGGTAACATCACCAACTTTCCAACCGGAGTCTCCATTGGCGCTGGAATCGGAATAGAGGGGGTGTTCACCAGTGTTGCGGCATCCACCGGCACTTTCATCGCCTACAATCGCAAGTACTGATGCACACCGGCCACGATCATAGCAGCCCTACTGGGATTCTTGCTGCTGCGGGACTGTCCACGTTGTTGTCGCTGATCCCGGCGCTGACGATGTACATGCAGTTCGCCACTGCGTTTCTCGGCCTGATTCTGGCTCTATACGGCACCTATAAGACGTTCTTCAAGAAACCATCAAAGAAAGACTCAGACCATGAATGAATCCATCAAAAGCCTGATCCGCCACATCCTGTCCGCCGCTGGTGGATACCTTGTTGCAAAGGGTCTTGTGAGTGCTGACCAGTTGCCTGAGGTGATTGGTGCTGTTATCACGATTGTGGCTGCGGTCTGGGGTTACCTGTCCAAGAAGAAGGCGGTTGAAGTTCCAAAGCCGTGAGTTGGGTCTACCATGTCCTGAAGGCGATTCTGGATTGGCTACGTGAGACACCACCACCAGAGATACACCAAGGGAAGGCACCAGATGATCTCAAGGACGATCTCAACGCTAGGATTGCTGATCTGCCTCGGTTGCCAGACCAAGATCGTGCTGGTTCCTGATGGTGACCCGGTGCTCCTAGCCAAGCCGGTGAAGGCCAGCGTGTATGCGTTTGATAAGGATGGGAAGCTGGTTGGTCCTTCTACCGTGAAGATCCCTGCTGGGTGGTATGTGCTGCCAAAGACCAAGAAATGATCAACTACAAGGGCCAAACCTTCAGCGGCTACAACAAGCCCAAGCGCACGCCGGGTGAGTCCAAGAAGTTTGCCGTGCTGGCGAAGGATGGGGCGCAGGTGCGTCTGGTGCGTTTCGGTGACCCTGAGATGACCATCAAGAAGCACATTCCAGAGCGCAGGGCCAACTTCAGGGCACGCCACAACTGCGACACTCCCGGAAGTAAACTCAAGGCCCGATATTGGGCGTGTCGATCTTGGGGGCTTGCAATATTTGGTGGGCTGGTTATGCTTGGCCAATGCAAGACAACACCAAGTCTGTTTCAATCGTCACCATTAACTCTTGGAGATACGTTTCAAGTTTTTGCAATCGATGCGGAAAGCATAAAAACGTAAGAATAGATGTTTACAATGCGCTTCAAAAAAAAGGCAAACAATGGGAGTGCCAGTCTTGCGTTGCGTCTGTTGGGCTTTCAACTCGATGTACCAAGCATGGTAAATACAACTCTGGCGCTTACCGTTCATGGAAAAAGATGAAAGAAAGGTGCCTAAACAGGAACCATGTATACGCAAAACATTATTCTGAAAAAGGAATCACAATATGTGAAAAATGGCTTCGTTTTGAGGGTTTTTACGACGACATGGGAGACCGGCCTGACGGGTACAGCTTGGATAGAGTAGACAACGCAAAAGGGTATCAAAAAAATAATTGCAGGTGGATTCCATTAAATGATCAGCCAAAAAACAGGTCTTGCTGTAAAAAGAAGTACGAGCAAATAAAATAACCTATGGCCAAGACCGTCACATACACCTACGTCCTCCAGAAGGCATGCGAGCTGACTGGCCGCACCTACCCTCCGACCACTGAGGAGGCGACATTCTTTCGTACGTTCATCAACTCGGCGCTACGGCAGGCTTGGGAGGCGTTTGACTGGCCTGAGCAGACGGTGGTTCAACAGGAGTTCTTTGCGCGGACCTACTCTGCGGCCACTAACTACTCTGTTGGCGCTGTGGTCTACTTCCCGACCGAGGAGAAGTACTATCAGGTGGTCAATGCGTCTGGCACCACTGGCAATGATCCGACGACGGGTGGCCCCAACGGAACCCTGAACGCAGCCTACTGGGCCGAAGCTCTTCCTTCCTACGGTGGGACAACTGGTGGGAGCTGGGACGCCAATTCTTCGTATGCTCTCGGGGACATCGTTCTCTATGAGGTCAACCAGCAGTACTACCAGTGCGTGGCCACTCCCAGCGTTGGAACCGCTCCGACCAACACGACCTACTGGGGTGTGCTGAATCCCTTCTTCCGCTACGTCAACCAGCAGCAGAACCCGGACGGGACGACACGTTCTCAGGAACTTGGTGAAATTTTCGCAGTTTATCGACAGGACCCTAGGGCAAATCGCTTCCAGTCTAGGGACGTTGCCTACTCGTTTGGTCCTGATGGCATGATCGTGCTGGATGTTCTGCCCTACGTCTACATAGAGGCCCGCCTATTGCCTCCGATCTACACGTCCGACCCGTCCGCGATCCCGTACAGGTTCGCTGAGATATGCGCCTACAGGTCCGCCGGTCAGATGCTGCGTGTGGATGGCAAGGTGGATCTTGGGAACGAGTTCTTGCAGTTGGGTGAGTCCGCTTTGTCTGATGAGGTGGACAAGGTTGCCCGACAAGAGATGCAGACTCGCCAGATCGTTGTACCGACACGCTGATGCCAGACATTCCACAGCTTGTTGCTCAGGATGACGGGTTCGTTGGTATGAACTCGCGGATCAATGCTGACCTGTTGCCTCCGGGGTACGTCTCGCTGGCGATCAATCGGCGTTTCGAGGACAAGAACATCAAGAATCGGTGGGGCGTGGTTAGGCCGAAGTGGGGTGGTCTTTGGAATACGAGCACATTCACCGCAAACGTTACGGCAAATAGCTCCACGGTCAGCTCTGCCACGGGTCTGAGTCAGGTTTCGGCAAACACGATCATCTCCTGTAATCAGGTCACCCCCGAGTTGGTGTTCAAGAACGGCACGCGCATCGTCTCCAAGAGCATCGACAATTCCAACGCGGTGATGTCAACCAGTGCGTACACGTTCAGCTACGCCAATCCTCAGACGTTCACATACTACTCGTCGACCAGTGCCATCACGGACGTTGTTGCGGTGCTGAAGTATAGGGACAAGCAGACCGGAAAGCAGGGGTTGCTGGTGGCGTCCAATGTGGCGAGGAGTGATGGTGGTCATGGGAGGATGTTCCTGCTGCGGCCTAATCAGGGGCACCTAGAGATCCCAATGAACGGTCACGACTTCTACGATGATGTCCGGCTGATTCAATGCGGAGACTCTGTGGTGATGCTGAGGCCGGGACCTGCGCGGTACTATTTCAACGGCACAGACGTCAACGGATCGACCGACACCATCACGCTCAACGTCACCCCAGACCTTCAGACAGGCGACCGTGTGATTGTGGGGCAGACCGGCACTGAGACGCCGCTGTGGGTTGGTTCCACTTCAAGCGGTCAGGGGTTTGGTCTCTACGTCAACGTGGTGGGCACCGCGGTTACTCTGCATCTCACTCAAGGCAACGCTCAGACGGCAGCCAACAAGCTGGACCTACGCACTGGCCTAACCTCCGCGAACCGATTCTACATCGAGCTACAGAACAACACGACGTCCTACGACATCACGCAGGGGTTGGAATCCTACCAGAACGATGGTCTGCCGCTGATCATGCAGGCTTCGTATGCTTCTGGTGAGGAGCAGGTGGCGTTGGACAAGGGGTTCGACAGGGTGCCGTCCTCTCGCTCGATCGTGGCTGCGGATGCCACCATGGACACCATCACGGTGCCCAACCACAACTTTGTCGCTGGAGATCAGGTCACAATCAGCAACTGCACGGTCACCGGGCCAGCCTCTGTGGCGCTGGACGGCATCTACTACGTCTATCCGGTTGACGAGAACACGTTGCGGTTGTTTCAGGGTGACACCGAGGAGACCGACTCTCTCAACGACGCACAACGCGCCACGGCTGTAGCCAATCTGGCATCTGGAGCGCCTCCGACCGGCATTGCCACGTTCTCGATTCTGAATCAGGGCAAGGGTTACCTGACAGCGCCAACGGTCACTTTCTCCAGTGGTATTGCCACGGCCAGCACGACGATCACGGATGGCAAGGTTACGGCGGTCAATGTGGTCAACCCCGGCAGCTACGGTTCTGCCCCGACCGTCACAATCACGATGCCTTCCACGCTGGTGGACATCACTGCGAGCGGCACTGGCACGATCAAGAAATCATCCGCATCTGGCGCTCAGGTGCCTGCTGGGCGGGAGGGTGTCTACTTCCAGAACCGGCTGCTGATGATCTACGGCAACGATTTCTTGGCCGTCTCGGATGTGCTGGATCCGCTGCACTACTCAAAGGTCATCAACGACTTCAAGCTCAACACTGGAGCCAATGACCGGGTGGTTGCGATTGCGGCGTTCAACAACACCACGCTCGTCGTCTTCAAGCAGCGGTCCATTCTGGCTATCGAGAATCTCTACGGTGACCTGAGCACGGTGCGGTTGACTGAGGTGACGCGTGAGTTCGGATGTGTGGCCCCAAATAGCGTGGTCAATACCGGCTCCGACCTGATCTTCCTTTCGCAGCGTGGTATCATCAGCCTCAAGCAGACTGATTACGGCATCAGCCAGTCCGTTGTTGTCCCTCTTTCTGACAGTGTGCAAAACCTCGTGGACGACATTGACGAGGTGCATTGGTCCAAGAGCTGTGCGGCCTACTTCGACAACAGGTACTTGCTGGCGCATCCGACCGAGGGTGGTGACGGGACCAATGACCGTGTGCTCTGCTACAACTTCCTCAACCAAGCGTGGGAGGGATACTGGGAAGGTGAGTTGCTGAACCCGAAGTTTTTTGAGCGGTTGATTGTCTCCGGCACCGAGCGGTTGGTGTTCGCTGATGAGTCAGGGTTCGTCCACAACTTCGACAAGGACGCGCTGTTTGACCGCAACGCCACCGGCACGAGGTATGAGATTGAGACTCGGGTTGAGTTCCGTGGTTACACCGCCGACGCCATAGAGCATAAGCAGTGGACCGACCTGCACATGGAGCTTCGTAACTGGAACACTCGGTATGACATGAGTGTGGCCTTCGATGGCGTGGATGAGGAGATCGTGGTTGCCACGGATACCACCAAGGACCGGACGCTCTACTACCGCTATGGCGCAACCGCCTACAACACGAACAACAGCGGGGACAACTTCCGTGCGCCCTACCGGCAGGACTACTCGACACTTCCGGTGCTTCAATGTGGTGCCAACGGATGGACCGCTGGTCTGCATCAGTCCTACGCTCACAAGGCGCGACTCAAGGGGCATGCTGCTGCGGCTCAACCTATTCTGACCACGGATCGCGGCTCCTTGATTGTGGCCAACGTCAAGGTGGTTGGCATTCCTTTCAGATTGTACGGAAAGAACGACGTCTAACCTATGCCACTCTTTGTCACAGTCACTCCCGGCACAACCGTCACCAACAGCACGACGCTCGACGCCACGACGCTCAACCTGCTGGGCACCCCATCTGTGGATGTCACCGGAACTGTGGATGGCGGATCGCTCACCTTGTCTGCTGGGTCTGTTACCACGGTGGCCATTGCGGATAATGCGGTGACGTTTGCCAAGCTGGACAACATTGACGGGGACCGGCTCATAGGCAGGGATGATGCTGGCAGTGGTGACCCGACGCAGATCAGTGTGGGTGGTGGCCTTCAGTTCACTGGAAGCAATTCCATCGAGATCGGCAACGGATTGGTCACCTATGCCAAAATCCAGAACACCGCTGCCGGGAAACGCTTGATTGGTCGCGCTGGAACTGCGGCTGGAACTGTTGGTGAGATCGAAGTTGGAACTGGTCTGAACCTAAGCGACGGCGGTGTGCTGACGGCGTCTAGCACGTTTATCAAATACACTTCTCCGGCTGGAATAGGTGTCCCGGCAAGCGCAGGAGGACAAGTAACTCCAGTTGAACATCAACTTTCAGGAGTTCCATCTATATTCCGAGTCTATGCCCGTTGCGTCGACGCTTCTGGTTCTACGGGATATTCGGTCAACGACATTGTTCCGATCGAGTGTTTTATGGCCAACGGATATACCTCAACCCCTTTCGTGAATTGGGCAGATGCCTCCTACCTTGGACTGAGAAGAAATGCCACAAACCCAATGATTTACTTGCCGCACAAAACCACTGGTATCGCAGTTCAAATGACAAATAACGACGGAACCGTCTCTGGTTCTGCTCAACTGACCAAGTGGAACATACTGTTTGAGGCTGTTCGATTCACCTGATGCCGCTCTTCATTACAGTTACCCCCGGCACAACGGTGACCAACTCCACCGTGCTGGATCCGACTGTCTTGAACCTATTGGGCAACCCCGCGATCGACATCAACGGCACGGTGGACGGTGGCTCCCTGAGTCTGGCTGCTGGCTCTGTCACAACCTCGGCGCTGGCGGATGATGCGGTAACCTTTCCAAAGATACAGAATATCGGCACGGACAGGCTTCTAGGAAGAGATACCAATGGCGCTGGCGACGTGGAGGAGTTGACTGTCAGCGGTGGCTTAGGATTTACCGGCAGCGGTGGCATTGAAATCACCAACAACCAAGTGGTGTACGGTAAGATTCAGCAGGTGACCGGCAGCAGGCTCCTTGGCAACCCGACAGGCAGTTCAGCCAATGTCTCGGAGATTCCGCTGGGTACTGGCCTAGGGTTTTCTGGGGGAGCGTTGGTGAATACGGTGGCGGCTAAGTACAGGGCCGACTTCTGCATCAGCAATTACACCGCAAGCACCAACACCGTGTTGCCTCAGTATAACGACGACGTGTTCCCTGATGGTGCTGCGGGAGACTATCCGATGTACCGGACGCAGTTTGTGCCGACCAACTTCCAGCTGAGTTTCTGGTGCGATACCGGAGTCAATGCGGCAGCGGTGTCTGGTGTTCTTGGACTCAAGGTTCAGTACAGCACCAACCCAGCAAACTCCGCTAGTTGGACTGATGTTTCTGGCAGCACTGTGGACGCTTTGGATGCGTTCAAGGAGTTCCTCTACGCAAGCTCGACGGTCACGATTGGAGGATCACCCGCCGCTGTTTACTGGAGGTTAAAGTGGGTCAATACGCTTGAGGATTCTGGAAGCAACCCAATCGATGCCACGTTCGATTTCAGAGCCCTAACCCTTAGCCTCTGGAACTAATGGTCAAAGAGATCACAGACTACCTACAGCAGAAGCTCCCAGAGAACTTCCGGGGCTGGACCCGTGAGGCGCTTGAGGACTATGTGGTCTGGCACATCGAGCGGAACCAGTTGCTGGCGGTGACCAATGGCGGTGAGGTGCAGGGGGTGCTCGTGGGCTGGCCTACCGAGGAGATGCAGGTGGAGCTGTTCAGGTGGCAGGAGCCTACGCAGCACGGGCGGTTCTGGTATTGGGATCAGTTGGCTGCCAACACGCCGGAGACGTTCATGGTGGGCATTTCTGAGTTCCTGTATCGACGACCTGACGCGGCATCGCTTCCATCTTACGGAGTCCGGCACGGCAGGGTTCGTTCATTCAGGCCGGTTTTGAAGATTTACCAGAAAGGACAAGAGATATATGGGCACAAGCATTGAAGCACCTCCGCCGCGCAACTACGGACAGGAGACGCGGGAAACACTCCAAGCACAGATTGATCTGGCACCCCAGAGGTACGCTGCCGAGGCTGAGTATGCCCCACGGTATGCGGCTCTGAACGCCCAGATCGCTCGTCAGCTTGCCCCTGAGGTTGCGTCCATCTATGGGCAGGTAGCCCCGCAGCTTGCGGCTACTGAGGTTCAAACTCGTGGGATTACCCGTGCCGGTGACATCGCCGACATTGAGAAGCTGGGACCACGAGCTAGGGCTGCTATCCAGCAGGCATCACCGCAATCCGCTCAGTTGGCTGATATGCTGGCTGCTCAGGCTCAGTCTGCTTTGGCTGCGGGATCTAGGCTGACACCGGAACAGCAACGGATGGCACAGCAGGAGTCTAGGGCTGCACTGGCGGCTCGTGGATTGGCTCAGGGACCTAATGCTGCGTTAGATGAGGCGTTACGCTCTCGGCTCATGGGTGCGGGTCTGGACCAGCAGAGGCGTCAACAAGCCATGCAGGGGATTGCCGCACAGCAGGGTGTCTACGGTGATGTGTTCCAGCAGGTGTTGGGCAGGCCATCTGCTGCGTTTGCAATGGCTCCGGGTGCGTTTGGTCAGGCTCAGGGCATGGCCCCGGGGATGTTGTTCCAGCCGGAAAGCCAGTATGCCGCCGACGTTTACGGTGGAAACTATCAGGGCCAGTTGGCCGCTAGAATGGCTTCTGGAGCGAATCAGGCGTCAATGATCGGCGGTGGGCTTGGTGCCTTGGGAAGCCTTGGCGGTGGGCTCTTCGGTGCTGCGGGTCAGATGGGTGGATTTGGAAAACTGTTTGGACGCTAACTAAATCACAAAAGCCATGGCCACATACGGATACTCAACGCCCTACACGGGGCAACGCCAGCCCACCCTGCCGCCGGGATACATGGAGGCTGCCACAGCTCCGGGGCGTTACATCGCTGCGGGTATCCAACAGCTTGGCGCTGGCATTGGTCAGGCTCTGGAGCGTTATCAGCAGGGGCGGCAGGAGTCCGAGTATCTCAACCAGCGTCTGGAAAGCCTTGCGCCCTACATCGCACAGACCGCAGGACAGGCACCAGAAGGCAGCCCAGAGTCACGATTGCTTGGGTCTCTTGAGAAGTATAGCGGCCTGTCCAACGCCAAGAAGAAGGCACTACTGGCCGACACGGAGTTCTTTCTCCAACGCAAGGACAGGGAACTTCAGCAGCAGGTTCAACGTCAACAGTTGGATCTTGGCCGGTTTCAGCTTAGTGAACTTGAGCGGGCCAAACAGCAACGTGATGCGGAACGTCAGGCTGCCATGGCGCTTGGTCAGATCCCTACGGAGGCTCCTCAATTCCAGCCGTTGCCTATGGTTGAAGCGGGTGCCGGTCCTACAGAGATGCAGCCTGTCCAGCAGTTGCCGCCAATCCAACGCACGCCAGAAGAGATTCGTCAGAGTGCTCGTGAGACGTTCCAGCGCTTTGGAATCGCAACCCCACAGATTGAGGCTCTGGACAAGCTGTTGATCGCTGCCGGTAAGCTGCCGATGGTGTCCACTCAGGAGATTCCCAAGGTTGGAACATTGGTCAGTGTTGGTGGTGAGCAGAAGCTCGTTGAGCCTAAGCAGCCGACCTTTTCTGACGTTGCCAAGCAGAGGGCGTTGACCATCGATCTTCCTGAGTTCAGGGGGATGGCTCCTACCGAGAAAGAGGCTTCTGATTTCCGTGAGCAGTACGCCAACGTTGCCCAGAGCAAGAAGAACATCACTCGGCTTCTTGAGATCGCTAAAATGGGAACCATTGCCCAACAGGATCCAGTGATCAAAGCCGAAGCTGAACAGCTTGCCAGAGCCGCTCAGGGTGCGTTGCGCTTGGACATCATTGGACCCGGAACCGTAACCGACCGCGACCGTGCACTGCTGGAATCAATCGTCAGGAACCCGACTGACATCTTCTCTCTTCAGAGTTCCAACATTAAGTCCCTGAACTCGCTGCTGGATAGGGCTGGTGCAGGATTGGAATCAAAGGCGAAGGCATTAGGTCTTGAGGCGGCAAAGACTCAGCAGGCAGCACAACAATCACCCCTTGCGTCAGACCCTCGTGTGGCGGCGATCAGGGCGCGTTTTCAGGCTGGAAAGATTAGCAGGCAGCAGGCGGAACAGGAACTTCGCTCCATCCAATGACCCTCTCACAGGCTGACATCGATTCATTGCTAGGCTCTCAACCGGCAGATGATGTCGGGAGTCTGTTGGATAAGCCGTCTACCGGTGAAGACATAGCCACTGCACTTCAGGATCCAACGTTCACGCCAACGGTTGACCAGTACAAGCAGTTCGAGGAGTACAACAAGACCAAGCAGACCGATTGGCTTCAGACCGTCCTGTCAGCCGCAGATAGCATCACTCAGACCGCTGGACAGGCCGCCAAGGCTGCGGTGACGACTGGTGCCGCGCTGAACCCCAAGAACTATCTGGAAGGGTTGGCTCAGGGTACGGCACAGCTCTACGGGTTGGTGGCTCAATCTCAGAACCCCGACTCACCGCTCTTCAAGCTCAACAACCTGATCAGCGGCACAGGAAGCGTTGAAAGCAGGTACGATCAATTCATACAGGCGCGTCAGTTCAATAAGGACTTGGATGCGTATGCCAAGGGCGACATGACGATCATGTTTCCTCCTGAGCAGCTCAACCCGGAGTTTGTTCAGGGCGTGGCCATGGTTGCTGATCCAACGATGTTTCTGCCCGGAATTGGTCAGGCTCTTGGAGTCGAGAAGGTTGGCGCAAAGGCGGTTGGGAAGGCTGCTCAGATCGCTGGACGTGGTGTTCAGGCTGTTGCTAGGCCGGTTGAGATGGCTGCCAGTGCTGCGGAGCGTGCGATCACCGGGATCACTGGAGTATCTCCTGAAGCCTTGCGTGGCGGTCTGGCTACCTCTGGCGTCTTGGCGGCTACCGGGGCGGCTCCTGCGGTTGGTTTGATCGGAGCGGCTCCTCTGGCTGCTGCGGGTGCCATGGATGTTGGCAGGGCCATCGAGGCTGCTGGAACTCAGCTTGGACGCGCACCAACCCGTATCGGAGCCTTGGAGGCTGTAGGTGCCATCCCAGAGGCCAACCTGCGGCAACGTGTCATTGGAACCATTGGACGCTATGGAGGAGATGCTGCACTTAACGCTGCGCTTGTCGGCACTATTGGATCTCTTGAGGGTGCCGCTATTGGTGGTGCTCTTGGTTACCTTTCTGGCGGAGAAGAAGGTGCCGCTGCCGGAATCGGATCTGGGGCTACTGCTGGTGCTCTTGGGTCTCTTGGCGCTCGTGGTGTTCAGACACTGACGGGTCAGCAGGCCAAGGCGGCTAGGCTTAACGATCTCACCACCTACATCGACACTCTGCCGGAGAACAAGAAGGCGGCTTACCAGACTGTTCAGGAGAGGTTCGGCACAGACACGGCATCCAACCTGATGGATCTGGAGACGGCCATCCGTGGCACTCGGTCTGACATCGCGGTGGATCTGCTTACCGGAGACGAGTTCAAGAAGCAGGCTGGTGTTACCGCTCGCGGGATCGTACCGCAGGAGAATGCGCCCACACCTCGCATCCTGATCAACGTCGATGCCTTCTCTCGCGGCAAGGGTGACACCCCGATCTACACGCTGGGCCACGAGCTGGTTCACGCGCTGGCATCCACCAAGCAGTTCCAAGGCGACATCACGGCTCTGACCGAACGGCTGACGGGTGCGTATATCCCGAATCCTGACGGCACCATGAGGCTCACCGCAGAGGGTGAGTATACGCCAGCCAAGGTGGAGGAGCTGTTCAACCAATACGTCAACAAACTGCCGGATGAGGTCAAGGCGAAGGCGATCACGGACAACCCCACCGCTGCTGACAGGGCTGCCTACGTTGGCGAGGAGCTGGTTGCGGAGCAGGTGGGGCGCATCCTTTCGGCACAGAAGCCAGACGCATTCCTGAGAGGATTCGGGACTACGCGCCAGAGCTTCACTGACATGCTGATCTTGCAGGACGCCTCTAGGGCTGCCTCTCGCATTGGCCAGTACTTTGAGAAGACATTCGGTGTCACGCCTTCGGACTCGATTCTGTTCCCTGAGATCAAGCAGTCCTCACCGATCTTAGACGCCTCACTGCGGCAGCTCCTAAAGGCACGCGAGAACATCAGCGAGGCGCTCCAGAAGGCGGAGTTCCAGAAGTCTTTTGCAATCAACCAGAACAACATCAGTGACCCGACCGTTGCTGACTTTGCTGTGCGTGGTGGGTTTGCGGTCCGCGAGCCTGATGGGACGGTGCGCCTGTTGACCAATGGTGAGTTGCTGGAGCGTGAGCAGCGTGATGTTCGGCAGGTCAAAGAGATCGTAGACAAGCTGCCGGGTGCCAGATTCGACATCGATGGGAACCTTGTTGGCCAGTTGAGCAAGGAGCAGGCGGATGCGCTGAATGCCTCCAGTGTGTCATCGCAGATGAAGGAGCGGATAACCGCAGTCAACCAAGCCATCAACGAAGGGCGCTCTGTCCTGAACGAGTACTATCCGGCAACCGAGAAGAAGCAGGATCCTCAGAGCAAGCGGTGGCGCACCCGATATGCCGGAAGGCGGATGACGTTCCGTGAAACATTGTTTTACAACCTGCTTTTCTCAAAGGAGGGCAACGCCTATGCGCGTGGTATAGACCTCACCAAGATCCGGTCCTCGTTGCAGAAGCATGTCCGCAATGGCGGGGTGGCTGGGCTGTGGCCTGATGTAGGTGCCTTCATGGGCGATCTGGCGGCCTATCTTACCAACCGCGAGCGTGGCGAGAATGCCATTCCTACCCGTCAGCTTCTTGGGCCAGACAAGGCCGAGTTCATGGGGTCTTTCCTGAACAACATCGAGAAGGGCGGCTCCGAGTTTATCCACTCATTCCGGCTGGACCGCTTTGGAAAGATGGACGCTGGTGATTTCCGCGCACGATTCGGGGAGACTGGATATCAAGGCATGAAGAACCGGCTGATGCCTGCGGGTACGGTTGGTGATGCGGAAGCCTTCAAGTCTCAGAGCGGCTACACGGTCCTCTCCAAAAACAACAAGTTTCGGTTGTACGGTCCTGATGGAGCACTCCTTGGGATCTATGACTCCTCACAAAAAGCAGAAAAGAAAATCTATGCCACTGAAACAAGGCTACAGCCAGAAATCGATCAGCAGCAACGTCCGGCGCGAAATGAAATCGGGCAAACCCCAGAAGCAGGCGGTCGCAATCGCCCTGTCAGTCGCACGCAGGGCAGTCAAGAAGGCGGGGAAGTCAACCAGCCGGTTCGACAAGCGGGGGATGTAGTCGGGAACTTCGATGCTTTGGTTGCGTCTGCGCCAGAGGTCAGGTTCATGCCTATCGAATCCCAACCCGAAAACGCGCCTGTGTCTGGCAGGCTATCAGATGGGCAACGGGCAAGCATTGATGAGCTTTCTAGCTACTACGCCCAGAAAACCCCTGAACGTGTAAAGGTCCTGAGGGCTGAAGCGGTTGATTCACTTGCGAGCCGGTTGGTCAATAAAGGCGTCCCGGTTCAAGATGCGAACGCAATAGCCTCCAAGACGTTCTCCAAGATCAGGAAAGGGGTTTCTGGTGCCCTTCAAGTTATCAGCGGCATGGGACTGTCTGACCTGTCTCGCATGGCTGGAACCGGCAAGCCAACGGTAGAGCGTAGACCACATATCAACCCCAACTGGCTCACGTCCGCGTTTGAGGCTTTTGCAACGGATGAGGGGTTGGCGCTGATGAAGGCCCAGCAGGTTGCCACGCAGTTGAATAAGGCAGAGCAGGCCAAGGTCGCGGCTGGTGAATCTGTTGAGGCTGCAAAGGCAAGCGGCGTTCGTCAGTCCACGATGCAGCAAGGCATGGAGTTCGTCCTCGGAGAAATCAATGCGGACAGGAAAGCGTTTGGATCATCCTTGCGTGAAGACCTGAACTCCCCGCCTCGTGTCTACGCATCCGTTTTGGAGGGACAGAAGTTTGGAAGCCAAGGCAACTACAACGTGTTCTTTGAGTGGAAAACTCAGACGCCAATGGTTGTCACTTCACACCACCACTACGGAGTTTCCAACGGTGTGACTGGGATCCACGCACAGGGGAATGTCGGTGATAAGAATGCCCGCAGCTTTGGTAATCCAGCCAACGAACGATTCGACACATTGCCCAGCGGCAAACAGGTCCTCGACACGCACCTTCTAGTTGGCAACGAAGGAGTACCTGATGCGCGTGCTCACCAGCTTACCGTGTCGATTCCAGAAAGCGCGTTGGCAAACATTCGGAAGGCGTACAAAGAGCGTGGCGTCTCTGGTGTTGATGCGGAACTCAACAAGATCGCGGTTAGTCAGATGGTTGGATCTGCGTCGCAGGGAAAAACGTTTAGCTACACGACCAAGGAAGGCATTCCTCCAATGGTTGCGATTCAAAGAAACAGGACAGAAGCATATGTGCTGGACCCAGACCTCTCGAACGTTGGAGCCGTCACCATTGTCAGCAACTCGCCCAAAGAGGTGGCTCTGATTAAAAAGAACCTCCAAAAGGCTTTTGAGAACAACGGTAGCCAGATGCCGAAGGTGAAGGTTGTCTCTGCGGAGAGCGGTGCCAGCAAGAATCCGGGGCGCAAGGCGATCACAGACGAGTACTTCAAGCTGACCGGCCAACCCCGCTTCATGCCGTCCGACACCGACTACCTAGCTGCGGTACAGGCTGGTGACACTCAGGCCGCGCAACAGATGGTTGATCAGGCGGCTAAGGCGGCGGGGTATACGATACCTGTATTTCATGGTACAGCCTCGGAGTTCAACGAGTTCAAGCCAAGCAGAACAGGCAACTTCGGTCCCGGTGTTTATGTGGCACTCGACTACCAATCCGCGCTTGATTACGCGAAACGACTTGGCGGAAATAGGGTGATTAAAGGGTACGCAAAGGTTGAAAACCCTATTATTGGATCAAACGCAAACGACGCCGCAGAAAAACTTTTTAGCAAGTTTACGGGAGCAAATGACGATCAGGTTGTAGAATCTGCAAAAAGGGCTGGCTTTGACGCAGTTATAGCAAGTGGGACGTTGAAAACCCCATACGGAGACAGCCCTCCTCAAATCAGCCTCCTATCCACCTCCCAGATCAAATCCGCAGACCCCATCACCCGCGACGACTCCGGCAACGTCATCCCCCTGAGCCAGCGGTTCCAGACGAGCAGTGCGGATATTCGGTACATGCCTGACTACAGCGGTGAGCATGCTGCCCCTAGGCGTGATTCAGGTGCCCCAATGGATAATCTGAAAGGCATCTATCCTGACGACATCTACGGACCAAACGCGGCTCGGTATTATGGTCACGAGGCGGGAAGCCAAAACGACAAGGCTGCTATTCGCATTCTTCAGGCGACCAAAGGAAAACCGGATGCTCCAGTGAAGGTGTTCCGCGCCATTCCAAAGCAAATCAAGTCAGACCAGATCAACCCCGGTGATTGGATCACCACAATCAAGAGCTATGCCGTGCAGCATGGTGAAAGTGCTCTTGGAGGCGATTACAAGATCCTTGAAAAGACGGTTTCAGCGGGTGATCTGTACACCGACGGTAACTCCATTTTCGAGTTTGGATACGATCCTAGGTACATGCCCCAGCCCGACCCCAGCATCCCCGGCTCGTACAGTGTCACTGGTGGCTTCCGAATCCTTCCCGGCAAGACTGGTGGCAGGCTGCGTGTCTACGGTCCTTCTGGTGAGCTTATAGGCATTGCTGGAGGCATGGACGAGGCGCAGCGCATGATCCGCAGGAAGACAAAGAGCAACTAGCCATGGCCTACGATCCGAAGACAAGCTCTGCGCTAACCAACAAGCTCCGGTCCGACGTCGATGGGCTGCTGATCCGTTCGGCTATCCTGTCGGTTGAGTTTCCCACCGGCACTGATGGCGGGTCTGCCACGCACACGATCACCGCAGATAGCACGCTATACACCGCAGACCTCACCTCGGTCACAGCAGACCAGACCAATACAACGTGGTCACCTAGGCCGCTCAACACGGTCACCTACGATGATGGCGATACGGTGGAGATGCTGTCTGGCAATGTATTCACTCTCGATCCGGGCATCTACAAGATCAAGGCTGTCTTCGTATTCCACCACACAGAGAACACGCGGCTTCAGCTCTGGAACGGCACCGATCAGGTCAGCGAGTGCTACGGACTCAACGGCAACTTCCAAGCGAACGTTCAGGGCGTGCTCGACATCAACGCCATCGTGCGGCCACGAAAGAAGACGTCCTATCAGATCCGCTATCAGGTTGAGGGCGAACGCGCCAACGACGGCCTAGGACAGGCCACCGACTTCCCAGATGTGCCAGAGCAGTACGGGTGCGTTGAGATCACGCGGCTCAACAGGCTGAAGCCAGACTAGAGAATTCTGTATTTTTCTGTTGCAAGGGGTACCCGGAGTGGTATCTCATCCCCTGTGACAGCTAAGAAGCGCAAGCACGACGCGCTCAAGACCGTGCAGATCAGTGCCAACCTTCACCGTAAACTCGTGGCCTTTGCGCGGGATGGCGGCTTCAAGGTCAAGGCTCTGGTAGAACGTGCGATTGAACAAACCTACATACTACGATGAGTAACCTACCCGCAGTAACGCCGCAGACGACCGCACTCCACACCTATGACAAGGTGGCCAACCCCATGGAGGCAGCGGAGCAACTAGGACAATGGATCTGCCGAAGTGGAATGTTCGGAGCCGACCGTCCCGAGCAGGGGAATCTACTGGCGCTTCAGTGTCTGGTGGAACGCAAGGCCCCGCTTGAGATGGCCAAGCACTATCATGTTATTCAGGGACGGTTGTCGCTGCGTGCTGATGCCATGCTGGCGCTGTATCGTGAGCGTGGTGGCAAGGTCATCTGGAAGCAGTTCGATGCTCTCGGGGCCAAGGCGCAGTGGGTCTATGATGGCAACGATCTGGAGTTGGCCTACACCGCCGAGGATGCCAAGGCTGCCGGGTTCCTTCCTGCGCGTGGTGGCAGTGGCTGGGCCAAGTTCCCGGCTGAGATGATGCGTGCGCGGTTGATCTCCAAGGCTGTCCGCATGCTGGCACCTGAGGTCTGCACTGGTAGCTATACACCCGAGGAGATCGCTGACTTCGATACCAAGCCTCAGCCGACCCAAGTGGTGGTTGCCGTTCAGCCGGAGCCCAAGGCCGTCGACGTTGAGGTGGTTCCTGACAATACCCCTGTCGGTGAGCCTGCTCTGAGCCTGCAATCTCAGGTGACGGTGCTGCTGGGTAATGCTGACCTGTTGCAGGCGGGGCGCGACTTCCTGAAGTCCAAGGGGTGGATCGGTAAAGATGAGACCATCCGTGAGCTGTCTGAGGCACGCTGCAACAAGATCCTGACCAAGCCGGATGCGTTCCTGAAAGCCGTTGCCGCGTTCCAGATTGAGCCACCTACTGAGGAGATCGCCTCGTGAGCTACACCACCAGACCATCCAGCCTGCCAGCTCAGGCCAAGTCCCCGAAATATGAGCCAAACCCCACACCGACCACGGCAACAGAGGCAGGCACAGATCGGCACCTCGCGCTTTCTGAACTACTCACCGGAGGAAAACGAGACGTCTACTCGCTTCTCCCAGAGGTTGACCGATCTGCCGTGGATTGGGCGGCGGAGTACATCAAGGGAGTTGCTGGTGATACCCCGTTGCTGTCAGAGACCCCGGTTGAAATTAAGCGTGGCGACACTGTTGTGCTGCGCGGGACTGCTGACGTTATTGCTGGCCATCATCTATTCGACCTGAAGTGGGTTGAGCGGAACTACGGAGAGCAGCAGGCCGCCTATGCGCTGGGTGCCATGCAGAAGCTGGGATTGGAGTCCATGCAGGTCCACCTGTTGTTCGGAGAGCCGCGCAGGGTGGTATCCTACACGCTGACCAGATCCGAGGCTGAGGCATTGGTGTACCCTGTGCTGGATGCGGTGGCTGACCCCAACGTGGAATGCCGGATCTCGGAGTACTGCGGATGGTGCAAGCACTCGGCCTACTGCAAGGTCAGGCTCAAGGAGATCAACAAGATCGCGGACGGGTATGATCTGGTGCGGGTTGAAGACCTGTCGGTGACATCCCCAGAGGACCTCGCCCGTGCGCTTAATCTGGCCAAGGTTGCGTCTGATTGGGCCGAGGAGGTCAGGGCCTACTGCGGGCAGGCTGCCAAGGATGGATTGCAGATCCCCGGCTGGACCCTCAAGACACGCGCTGGAGGCAGGGAGATTGCACCGGACCACATCAACGAGGCGTTCTCTAGGATCGGCCTGCCAAGCGAGCAGTTCATCAAGGCATGCAAGCTCTCCATCACCGGACTGTCAGATGCCCTACAAGAGACCGGCCTGACCAAGCGGGAGGCTGACGCTAGGATTAACGAGCGGCTCTCTGGACTCATTCGGCACAAGCCTGCCAGCCAATACCTCGCCAAGGCATGAAGACCATCATCGGAGTGGATCCGGGTGCGTCTGGTGGGCTGGCGATCCGTGACTGTGGCGGGTCCATTTGGCTGCACCCCATGCCTGAGAGTCTGCCTGCGCTGATTGGCCTGATGCGTACCTACAAGACCGCTGATGCCGACCTGTGGGTTGAAGAAGTGCCCAAGTTCACCGGGAAGAACATCCCGTCATCCACAACCGCAGTGCTCTTCCAGAACGTGGGCCGGGTAGAAGGTGCTGCGCTGGCGTTGGGGTACTCACTGCATCGTGTTGCGCCCAAGGTCTGGCAGGAGCCTCTGGGGTTGGGTGGGCGTAAGTCCTGTGAATCGCAACCGGAGTGGAAGCGTAAACTCAAGGGGAAGGCTGAGGAGCTGTACCCTACGCTTGACGTCACGCTTAAAACAGCGGATGCACTTCTGGTCCTCCATTACGCACTTGGTGGAGGCCGCTAAACGTAGTGTGTAGGTTGGTTATGTGGGGGGCGCGCATCCTGAACAAACGCGCAACAATTTAGGCCACGAGTGTGGTCGAACGGGCCGGGGCACCCCCTCCTAAGGTGGCCATGAGAAAAATGGCTCGCCCCGGTCCGTATTTCCTTTCCAATCGTTGAGTGGACACTGCCTCCAGAATCGACCAGCTCACTGCCACTGTACGCACGTTGAGCGAGGAGAATGAGAGGCTCAAAGACACAATCGGATTCCTTCTGGATAGACTAGACCATGAGCAAACCAAACCTGTGGGAGAGAAAGACAAGCCGGAGCTGCGTGGTGGACGTGTGGGGAGAGGCGGAGCTGCGGATCGGGGAGATGCGGGAGAAGTGCACGGTGTACGAGCGAAACGGCAAGCTGTACGTCAGGCGCACCCCTGAGTTCATCGACAAGTTCAAGAAAATCGACGGCTGAATCCTGCTGGCTGACAGGCACTTGCGTAGCCTCTGAAAGATTTCTGTACTTTTCTGTAGACGAGATGTCAGGCCCGTGATTAACTGTTCCCCGTAGCAAGCAACCACAACCAAGTAACTACAGAACAGAACATGAACAAAGACATCACCATCGCCCGCCGCTTCAACACCATCCTCGAAGCTGTCCGAGAGCTGAACATCGACCTGAGCTACAACGAGCCCGAGGCGCTCCGCGACATCAAGGCCATGGCAAGCTACAGGGACATGAAGGTCACCGCGGTTTTCTCCGACACCGATGGTCAGCTCTGGTACATCATCCGCTCGGTGCGCGAGGGGCTCAACCTGCTGCACAAGTACGTCCCGTTCCACAACTGCCTCTCGAGCGCTCCGTTCGAGGTCTACTCCCCCTCTTGTGCGGGGCATGACGCGACGGTCGAGAACGCCACCAAACTGCTCCACGTCGGTCGAGCCCCGAAGTGCGAAGGAGCCCGACAAGAGATCGCGTTTCTGAACCTGATCGCCGGTTGATCTACCCACGGGGGCCGCGCATCCGAACCACGCGGAACTAACAAGTAACCAAGTAACTAGAGCACAGATATGAAAGCAATCGCACTCCTGATTCTGCTGGCCACCAACGCGCTGGCAATCGACGCAAACCGTATCGCAGACGCTATCTATCGAGTTGAGGGTGGCAGCAAGGCCAAGGCACCGTACGGCATCCTGTCCATCAAGGTCAGCTCCGAGCAGCAGGCCCGTAAAATCTGCATCAACACCATCAAGAACAACCACACCCGCTGGATCAACGCTGGCAGACCCGGCAAGTATCTCGACTATCTCGCGGACCGCTACTGCCCCAAGGCACATGACCCGGTTGGTAACCGCAACTGGAAGCGAAACATCCGCAGGATTTCAGGACTGGACTTCTAACACATCACCCCATGATCAACCGACAAGTAGTCACCATCGCAGATGTCCCACCGGCAGACCCACGAGTCTCCAGCGAATATATCAACAAGAAGTACAAGGACTGGTTGCGCCGACGTGGACTGACCGACCCGGCCTTTGCTGCTGAGCTGGAGGCACTTGAGAAACGCACCGCCATCAACTTCAAGAAAGGCAAACGACGATGAAGACGACACTCTTGTTCTTTGTGATCATGTGGGCCGCGTGCTCGCTGATGACCTTGGGCTACGCAATCGGGAGGATGACGCAATGACACCACAGCAGAAACTGACAGACCTACAGACACAGGTGGCCGATCTACGCCGCCGACTGGATCAGGCTGACCACAACCTTGAGGAGTATCGCAGGGTCATGGATGAGGCCACGGAGTCACTGAAGAAGGCCAACGCACGGCTCAGGAGGCTGGAGATCGCTGGGGATGCCATGGCCAAGCGGTTTGTTTGGGATCTGCCGGTCAACGTGGACTGGCGTAAGGCAAAGGAGGAGGCATGAACAAAGACTTGTTCACTCTGGATGGTTTTGATGATTGCGTGATTGGGTTGCTTGTTGGAGACGGTAAACCAGATGCGATCTGCTACGACCTGAACAAGGTGATAGACAAACTGCGTGAATCCATGGAGTTGGTTGATGCTATTGAGTACTTTTACGCCAACATTTTTCAGGCATGCCCAAGAAATGGAGCACCTGTATTTGTGAAGACCACCTCAATGGAAGTCATACAGCAATACCTCAAGCCACTATACCTATCACAAAACTGATATGACCATCGACGAAATCAGGGACCGGCTGCTGGAGCTGGCAAAAACAAATCGCGTGACCGAGGAGGATGCGGACCTTCTGGAGCGGACCGAGGTGGAGCTGGATGCTGCGTTCATTGAGCTGGAGCGGTGCCGGGATCGCATCAAGCGGCTGGAGAAGGCTGGGGATGCGATGTTCATTCGGTCCACTCGCGTAGGTCGTGAAATATGGACCAAAGCCAAGGAGGCCAAGCCGTGAGGAGCAGCAACAAGACATTGGCAGATGCGTTGAGGATCTTGGCGCAGGATCTGGAGTCAGTGGATGGGGTGGCCAACGCAGCACTACAGGAGGCAGCAGATCGCATCGATGAGTTGGCAGCCGAGGTGGAGGACCTGCGAAACCAGAACCACAACAATCGCGTGGCAGCAGAGGCTAGATGGGATCGCATCAAACGGCTGGAGGAGGCGGGGGACAGGCTTGCTTATTGGTACGAACCAAAAGAGCTGCGTCAGTTCGATGCGCTCAACAACTGGAAGCAAGCTATGGAAGATAAGCCATGAACAAAGAACAAGCCAAAAAAGCAGCCTCCGTAATGCTTGCGTGGGCTGATGGGAAGACGATTGAGTGCAAACGGAAAGATGGAGAAAGCTGGGGACACGATTCAACTGGAACCATGTCTTTAGTATGGGACTGGTCTACATTCGACACTGGAACCATGTCTTTAGCATGGGACTGGTCTACATTCGACTACCGCGTCAAGCCAGAACCAAAGCTCCGTCCGTGGACTGCGGATGAGGTGCCGCTAGGGGCGTGGATGAGGTTTAAGAATAATCCTCAGGATCGAGTTCTCATTGGATGGGTATCGGTTCAAGCGGACAGAGACCTTTGGCTAGATGAGCGCGAACACAGCATCGACGGCGGAAAGACGTGGCTCCCTTGTGGGGTGAAGGAGGCCAAGCCATGACCAAAGAACAATGCAGAGAAGCGGGAGCCACAATGATTGCATGGGCTGATGGGAAGAGCATCCAATACAGGCAAAGGGATCAGAGTGAGTGGTTCGACATTGAGCCAGCTTGCACAGCAACCATATTGTCTTGGGACTGGGACGAGTTCGACTACCGAGTCAAGCCAGAGCCAAAGTTGCGTCCATGGACTGAGGATGAGGTGCCGCTAGGGTCTCAACTACGATACAAGGGAGATACCAGTAGGTCTTTGCTTGGAATTACTGCAACAGATGAAATTCGCAAAGAATGGCTGGAAGAACGCGAATACAGCATAGACGGCGGAAAGACGTGGCTTCCGTGCGGAGTGGATGGGGCCAAGCCATGAGTGACCTGCTGATCGAAAACGTACCCATGCTGCTGGATGCCGGGTTCAACTCCTCGTCCTACCGCTGGACGTTCAACAAGGTGACGCTGCCCGGTGCCACCAATCGGGTGCTGCTGCTGGAGAGTCCGCAGGAGGCTGACGCAGGGATCTATGCGGTGTTCGGGGACGATGACGTGGTGCAATTCAAGCTGGGCTTCCGGCGTGCGGTTCGGGTGCTGGTCAACGGTGCGGACGTGCTGGGTGATCGGGTGCGGATCGCTGGACCTGCCACGGTGACGCTGCTGCCGTATCTGAGTGGCCTTCCCGTGCGCTACACGCTGGATGGATCCGAGCCGACGGCAGTAAGCCTTCTGTACCGCAGGCCGTTTCCTGTAACCAATTCGGTAACATTGCGTGCTGCGATCATCATTCCAGAGGGCGACTCCATCAGGATAACGAGATGAGCGAGATCACATACACCAGAGGCGACACGAGGGCTGACGGCTACCGGTTCCTGAACTACTACAAGGATCCATCCAGCAAGACCGGCCTGCGAGAGAAGTGGGCGCACCCTGAGCGGTTCAGAAAAGAGAACGAATACCAAGCGTGGTACCGAGCCAATCGGAGGAAGTATTGAGCTCCTGCGAACACTGCGGGGCTGCACTAGCCAGAACTCAGAACGACATCAGCCAGTACTTCTGCGGGTCCTCATACTGCGACAGATTCCTGCCTAGATGGATGCGATCAAAGGAGTGCATGGAGACAGAGATCAAGCTGCTGAAGGAGCGACTGGAGAGGAAAGACAATGACGTGGCGTGAGTTCAACCAAGAGGTGATTAGGATGGGCCTGTATCGTGACCCGGAGGCGCAGTACCTGATAGAGGAACGACTAGGCATGCTGCGGGAGGATGGCCAGATCACCAGCGAAGACCTTGAGATAACCCTAGACCAACTGAGAAAGTACAAAGATGAAAGCGACACTTAAGTTCAACCTGCCAGACGAGGACGAATTTTATTACAACGCAATCCACGCCACAGACTATCGAATCGCTCTGACTGAAATCCGCGAGATGCTGAGGTCCAAGGTAAAGCACGGACACAACTACGAGAACACGGAGCAGGCGCTTCAGGAGGTGTATGAGTTCGTCTGCAGTTCTATTGCTGAGTGCTACGGCTTCCCTGAATAGGCTTGGAAATCGCTTGCAAATCATGGAAAAGACTGCCCGTGAACATCAAGAAGACCCGCAAGCGCGTCATGGCGGTGGGCTGTTCCCACGGGTCTAGGGCCAACAAGAAAGCATTGGAGGCGGTGCTCCGTTTCCGTGAGATGTACAAGCCACACGAGGTCATCCATCTGGGTGATGCGTACGATCTGGCAGCACTCCGAGCAGGCTCACTGGGCAACCCAAACCAATCCGACGCCACGGATGACTACATGGATGATATCGGCTGCGGTGCACGCTTCCTGAACGACCTGAGGCCCACTGTGTTCACCATAGGCAACCATGACGAGCGGGCGCGGATGTATCTAAACCACCACAACGCGGTCATCAGGGGGTTTGCCGAGGCTGTCTGGGAGAAGATGATGGCCCCTCTCAACAAGCACTGCCGCGTGATCATCGACAAGTACGGGGTGCTGACGGACTGCTGGTATACCCTAGGCGGCTACAAGTGGGGCCACGGGGTGCTCTACGGTGAGAACTATCTGAGGGACTCTGCGGAGACCTTTGGCAACGTGGTGGTGGCCCATGCTCACAGGGCTGGCATTGCGTATGGCAGGCGCTCCGACAACCCGGTGGCCTTTAGTCCCGGCACGCTGGCAGACCTCCCCGCCATGGAGTACGCCCACCGCCGACGCAGCACCCTCGCGTGGTCCCACGGGATCGTTTTCGGGGAGTACACCGACACCAGCGCACAGCTTTACCTCCATCAATGGCCACAAAACGAAACGACTTGGTCGCTGCCCAGCTTCTGAGGGGCTTGAGGAATGCCTTGTTCCACGAGGATGAGGTTCCAGAGGGTTGGTACACCACGACGCAGCTTAGTAAACTCTGGAGGCTTTCCATACCGCATACGCACCGGCTCACCGTCAAAGGCATCGAGGCGGGATTGATCCAGCAGAAGAAGTTCAAGATCAGGACAGAGAAACGAGGAATCTACCCCACATGGCACTACAAAATAGACCCCGAAGGCTCCCCTACCTCACCGAAGACAAGCTCACCGACAAAGAGGTGCGGGAACTCCGAGAGCAGGCCCCCACGCTCATCGCCAAAGCCATCAAGAGAGGCTGGATCAGCCCACCCAAGTACCGGCTCACGGAAAACCAGATCGACTCGCTGATGCGGAGATAGGCCTTGCCATAGGTGGACTCCACCTACAATTTTTGCAGCGTCCGAGAGGACAGGAGGTAGCGCTCCAATGCGACATGTTCCAAACAGAATCCCGTTAACAGCCACGACCGGAGGTCTTCTCAAGGTGTTTTCGCCTTGTTGTTGCGCCTGCGCTACCCGGTGGTGGTTGTTAACGGGTTTTTGCATTCATACATGAAGCTAGAGATACAAGCCCAAGATCACATCACGATTGGACTCGCAGTAAACGGAGACTGTAAGCTCTCACAGAGACAGAGATATTGCGAAGAGACTGAACACAGCATCTTCATTGCTCCTGAGAACATCGACATCCTGTGCAGTTTACTTTTGAAGGCTAAGCCTGAGTGCGTTGAAAAAAGATCCAGACTGCTCAAACAACTGGAGGGCAATCTATGATCGTCGAGATAGACTTCTTGGAGCACTGGAAAACCAGATTGCTTGTCAGATTACTCGGAACAGAGGCCGCACCACTGCACGTCATCAGGCTTTGGGCGCACTGCCAGTCCCGAAAGACAGACCGATTCACCGACTGGAAACCCGCCGTTCTGGCATCCGTGTGCCGCTGGGAAGGTGACGCTCAGGTGTTCTGGGATGCCATGATGCAGACCTTCTGTCGGATGGAAGGCGGTGACCTCGTGGCTCACGATTGGGCGGAGGCAAACAAGTCCCTGATCGCTGCATGGGAGAACGGCGGCAAAGGTGGCAGACCTAGGAAAAGAAAACCCATGGGTAACCCAGCGGATAACCAACCGGTTAACCCAGATCAGTTTTCGGATAACCAACTGGATAACCAACTGGATAACCCAGAATGGGATTGGGATAACCCACAGGTAACCCATGGGGTAACCGATAGAGAAGATAGAGAAGATAAGATAGAAAACATAGAACTGACATCCTTGCAGAAGCGTATCGGCTCTTGGTTCAATCGTAGAGAATCCACCAAGTGGTCTGACAGGGAACTCAAGGCACTCCGTGGGGTCATCAAGCTGGGCACTCCACCCGAAGACATCGACTTGCTGGAGGCTTGGTACAATTCCGGGGACACCTATTTGCGGAAGGACATCATCACTCTCTTGAACAACTGGGGTGGCGAGATAGACC